TTAACGTCAGGGTTAGCGTTAGGAAAAGATGTTTCATTTGCTATTGGTACAAAACCACCTACGTCATCAACAAGATCAATAATCCTGTCATTGATAGCAGCTGTTGTAGCTATTGTTGTGTCGTTATCTGGGAAGGCATCACCATCTTTAATAGTGTCACCTGTACTTACATTGAAGTATCTAGCGTCAGCTGCAGTTTGGGTAAAATATCTAGTATCTAAGACACCATTAGTGAGCAATTCAGTTTCTGTATAATACCTATTATCTAGCTGACCACCATCTAGATCGGTTTTATTATAATATCTATTGTCTAAATCATATGAACCAGTAGCTGTTACGTGTCCATTAGCATTGATAGTTAAATCTTGTATAACAGTGCCATTAGAGTTGTTAACAGAACTAGCACCAGTAACACTGTGGTTAATGGTTACTTGACCACCTGTTTGAGTTTTGGCTAAATCAGTACCAGCTAGGACATCAGTCTCTATAGCTGTATCTATTTTAGAATCTATTCTTCCGTCTATAGCTTCTGTGGTAGCGACTTTTGTATTATCGCTTTGCCACGTTTCAGAGCTATCTATTGTCTCGTCACCAGATTGCCAAGCTGCTGCTGCATCCCGCTTAGCTTCCTGTGTAACGTATAAGTTTTGATTGAAGTTATCGTTTAAATCTTGTGACTTAATAGCTGACCCTGCATAGAAGGTAGCTTCTAAGTTATCAACATTAGTATCACGATAAATTCTAATCGCTGCTCCGCTAGCTGGTACATGTCCTGTATTAAATTGTACGGTTGTAGGGAATCCACTAGGAACAATGAACTCCGTCTCAGCCGTGCCATTGACGCTAACTTTAACATCAGTGGTCTTTAAATATTCAAATGGAAAAGTGTACGAGGTGGAGCCGTCACTTGTTAAATTTCTTTCTGTCTGTACAGTCATTACGGTTATACATTTTTATTTACGGTGGAAGTTTAGGAAACTTTCTCTTTGTCTTGATGCTTCTGGTATATTGCCTTGTTGAGTTAATTTATCAACTTGCAATTGTTTATTAATTTGCATATCAAGGTAAGGTTTGGTTTCTCTAAGTTTAGCTTCTGCCCTAGTACGAGCTTGAGACATTAGTCTATTTAAAGATCGGTAAACTCTAGTATCTGCTGCTCTTATTTCTATCTCTTCATAACTCATGCCTTTTTTACGAAGTTCTTTTAACATTTTTATCTCTTCGTTAAAAGCTCTATTTTTCATCATCTTCTCAACTTCTTTGTATAACTGTTGCTCACCTATGTAACGACCTATCAGTTCTCTTTGTTGTGCTGTTAAGCGTTTCCTACCTTTAGTTGTAGTAGTTACCATACTTAAACCAGGATAGCCAGTTTCTAATAACCACTTTCTCCACGGCTCTTGACCACCACTAACTTTAATAGGACTTATAGCATTAAGGGTTCTTAAGAGTGGATTGTCAATTTCATTGATAGGTTGACCAGTCCAGTAATCTATCCTTTCAGGTAAAAATGAAGAAGCAATAGGTACTCTGTTAGTTACATAACCTAATAAATCTTTATAGATATCTTTCTGTGAAGTTGTTATAGCATTACTAATAACACCTAAAGCACCAGACATAGGTATAGCACCTCTAACTATGTTAGCAGTCATTCTTTGCCAAGCAGCTGTATCACCAGACATAGCAGCTTGTAAAGGTTCTAAACCATATAAAGGAGTATTGTTTAAATAAGTAGCACCTAATGACCAAGTAATTTTATCAATAAAGTCTTGAGTAACTTCTGCACCTAAATCATTCTGATAGTATGCTAAATCACCCATTAATGTAAAGACTGTATCTATCATAGGTAGTCCATCATAGTTAAACCATGCACCACCGATGTTTATAGTCTTAGGTCGCCATCCTTTATCTTGTAGCTTCTTCCTTTCAGAACCACTAGAAGGACCATTACCTCTTAAGTTACCAGCCATAGCCCAGTTATACATAGCAACCGCAGTCATACCTGATAGAGCTAATCTACCAGCATATTCATTTTTAAGGTTTTTATATATAGCCATAGCATTAGGTGTTTTATCAAATTCTTTAATACCATGATGTTTCAATGCATCTTTGATTTTAACTATATCATCACCAGCTAGTAAGACTTCAGAGTATTTATTTAAACCTGGAATGAGAGATAAAGGTGTGTAAGATAATGCTACCTTAAACATATTAATACCAGTTCTAGGGAACATAAAGAAGTTCTTTAAAGCTGGAACTGCTGTAGTACTTTGGTTAATCCATGCAGATACATTATCATCTAAGTTAAGTGCTATCTCACCAGAAGCGTATTTAGCATATTCATCTGTAAGTAATCCTTGGTTATCAAAGACACTTCGGAAATGTCTACGTTCAGCTTCTTCTAATGCTTTAGCAACTCCTTTAGAATCTAATGTTTTACCTGTTGCAGTAATAACTTCATCATAGGCTCTACTTCTAGCAAGTGCTGTAGCCATGAATGTATCAGTCATAGAGTCAACACCAGTCATTAAGGTTGTACCAGTTCTCATCCATTTAGCTTTGGAAATTTGCCAATTAGCCTTAGCCCAACCATATTGAAATTGAGCACCCCAGTTACCGTCTTTCTTCCATTGCTCAGCCATGTCATCTAAGAGTAACCAAGTATTATCATCTGCAACTCTATAGTCTTCACGGATAGCTTTAGCTAAGAACTCTGGGTCATTATGAACCATCTTCATACGTTTAATACCGTCTCCAATAGCTCTCCTAGTAGTTTCCATATAGCTTGCATGGACGTACATAGACTTCCTTACCAACTCAAAGTCACCTTTCATAAGAGCTTCTATACCATGACCTAGTAGACTTTCTATAGGTTTAAGTATAATTCTAGTTCCATTACCAAACGCTGCTCTGATACCCGATAGGCCAGATAAGACGTTGTTATAGACAACTGACCAAGCACCTCTAGCAAACATATTAAGTTTAGTAGGATCAGGGCTTTTTAGTAATCCCATTACACTAACTTGCTCGTTAGCCCACTTATTTAGTAAGTCAATACTGATAACATCACCACCACTATAAGCGTATGCTTCCATTAAAGGCCGCATTAAGGAAGGATTAGTATCTTTTAACTCTGTTAAATTAGCTCTAAATTTTTTAAACTGTGTATGTAAAGCATCTTGCCTACCGTTAAATTCATCAAGCTTAGCTATCACTTGTTCACCATTTAACTTATTCCACCATTGTTTGTTTCTTAAACTAAAACCAGATATATACTTATTTAAACCATATTCAACACCTAATACTTCAAGCTTATCCATAACCATGTCAAATACACGATCATTATCAACAAGCTCTTTATAAGCCATTGAACCTTCAGCAATTGTTGAAATCTCTCTACCTAAAGAATCCATAACAACAGCAGATGTTTTAGTAACACCTTTACCTAAATATAAACGTGTTAAATCTTGCATTGCTTTACCTACAACTGGAGCAATAACTTCATTTAAAACAGGAATTGTAAGTAATGTACCATCAGGCTTAAGAGCCACACCTTTTTGATCACTCCATTCAAGTAAGACTTTCTTTAAGTCTGATTTAGTTCCAGGCCGTACAATGCTATCATATAATACCCAATGAGCTTTATCCATCTCAGCGTTGGACATTCTAATAGTATCTACTATATACTGATAATTACCAGCAGCTTTAGCTTTTTCCCATATACGTGCAACTAGATGTCTAACACTCTGTGGTACATCTAAACCTTTTTCCATCATAGGATCAGTAATCATAGCTGGATCAATGTCCCTTCCTAAAGGAGTTGGATCACCAGTATTCTTACCACTCTTTAAAGCAGCACTATCGCCCATAGCTCTAGGTATATTACCTGGAGGTACACTTTGCCTTGCTGTCTTTGATTTATTAGCTAATCCAGGTACTATATCAGGATCATAAGGTAGCCATTGGCCAGGCTTATAATTCATACTAGCTAACTTTTTAGACGCAACATTTGCTGTTTGGTTAGTTCTAGTTTTATCTACACGTTTAGTATAGCTTTCAATAGGTACTGTAGTTGCTTCTGAATAGCCAGTATCTCTTACTTGTTTTTTTAGTTTAGCTAATTGAATTTGTAATTTCTTTCTATCTGCTTTCTTTAAAGTTTTGTCAGTTTTCAATCTATGCTGTATATCAGCAATAGCTACAATTGATTCAGGATCGTAAGCCTTAGCTTCTTGTACAGCTTTATAACCTTTAGCTTTATCATCTAAAGGCTTAAACCAATGCATTGAAGGTTTCATACCTTGCATAGCATAGCCTAGTATATCAGCAGCACCACTAAGCATACCGCTTTCTAGCATGTTTTTTTGTCTACGGACTTGTGGTGAATCACCATCTAAAGTCTTCCAAGACTCAGGAATAGGAAAAGCCCCTTGAGTACCAAATGAACCAGGGAATGTATCAGCTATAACTCTTAAAGTATTATCTTCTTCTCCTACATCACTGAAGCCTATAACTGCTGAGTCAATAGCAGCTGCACCTCCAATGTGTGCAAAAGCTTTACTCAAACCAGTAAGCTTACTTGCATTAACAAACTTACCCCATTTCATTACAGGGACTAAAGTTGGTATAACAACTGAAGAGAATTTCCTTATACGTTGACCCCAAGGGTTTTCAAATTTTGTAAATTCATCCCACTTATTATCAAGCTTTTCAGTGCCTGTTATCTTTGTAAGTACATCAATAGGAAAATCAAGTAATCCCATACCCATTGCAGTTGGTACATATAATGGGTTTTTTAATCCTAAGAAACCTGGATCACCTCTAAACATATTCAAAGGTGTTTTCATACCAGACAAACCTTTATCTTTAGTTTGACTTTCTTCGGGTTCCTCTTCTACAACTTCAGGTTGTATAACTTTTTGAGGCTTTGTCGAAGGAGAGTATTCATCTAACTTAGCTCTTACTTCAGATTTTTTTTTAGCCTCTTCTTCTGTATCGCTTTCAGATTCTTGATTAATAGGACGTAATTCCTTTGCATAAGAATCAAGTCTATCTTGAATACGATCTTGTCTTTGTTGTTCTTCTGGGTCCATTGTTTACTCTACTATATAGTCTAATAACCCAGTATCTAAGTTATACACCCAACCTGTATCATCCATGTTATCTATTAAATAATGCATGGTTTCTAAGTCGAGAACTTCAAGGGTATGTTTACCGTCATCACTTGGTGTGAAAATAAAATTATCTTCTAATCGACCATCAGAAGCATTTTTTAAACTTGTTAAAGCTGGATGAGGAATATTACTTTGTCTAATATCTTTTGGTACAACCGCACGTTTAACTTTTGGGTCCATGTAATTGACATTAGAAGATCCATTATTAAAGACAACTTCATGTGCTACAGCAGCATCTTCAATACCTCTAATACTTTGTATTAATTTTATAGCTTTAGGATCTTCACCTGTAGTAGCAGAAGCCCATTGTAGCCTAAAATCATCTCCAATATTTATATCAATACCAGCTAATTTAAACTGGTTTTTCATTATTTCTAAAGGACTACCTAATGTAGGATCATCTTCTACCATATGGTAAATCACTCTAGGTATGATTAAACCAGTACCTTTATTCAATGAATCTGCTTCTTTAATAAGAGTTGTTGTAGGTATAAACTGAGTTTTATTAATATAAGTCGGATCCTTTCTTTGACTATTTGTAATAGCAGATGATTCTTCAGAAGGATTATTAAATTTCTGTGCTTCTTTATGTGAGCCTGGTACAAAAGCTGGAAAGAAAGTCTCATTATAGTAAACATGATCTGAATCATAAGCTCGTTTACCATCTTCAGTTACTAATTGATCACCTTGATCTACTTTCCATACTCCATCACCTTTAATGATCTCATCATAAACTTTTGTTCTAGCATCAAAAGCAGCTTGCCTAATATCAGCAACACCTAATGATTGATTTAGTAATCTATACTTTTCATACAGACTTAACGCATAAGCTTCAGCATTTGCAAAACTTAAAGTACCTTGTGCATCTACATAAGTTGCTTTCTTTAAAACAGTTTTTATAGCTTCACCGAAATAAGTTTTTAATTCAGATTCGCTTAAACCTATAATACCTTTGTTTTTGTCATTCTGATTTGCATCATCTTTAAATTCTTGCCAAACTTCATAAGGTGTAGTTCCTGGAATATAATCAGCATTAGATAGAGTACCGTTATCTCGCTTTTCAGCTAAATCTTGTCTCCACCATTCTGCTCTTTGGTTTTGAAAACTTTGAGCATCATAGACATTTAATCTGTCTACAATATCTGAGGGTACACCAGCTTGTTTTAGTTGGCTTTTTAATTTTGTAATTACTTTCTTATCTTTATTCCAGTTACCTTCTTCAATCCATGTAATAACTTCATCTACTTTTTTATTACCTTCAACTCTATCTACTTGTAATTTAGCATTATAATCTGTGACTATTTTTTTAGACCGCTCTCTTCTCATCTTTATAATACGAGCTTTAAAACGATCACGATAGCTTAGATTTAGTGTACCATCTTTATTAACAGTACGGACATCTAATAAGTCTTCAAGCTCATCATCAGTTACTTTAGCTGGATCACCTAATATTGTATCAATAATGTAATCTAAACTTGCTCCATTACCGTTTTGAGTTTCACCATTTTCATAGATATTAGATTTAAGTCTAAATAATTTAGCTAATGCTACTTTCTTTTTTTCTATATCTGTAGCATTAAAGAAAGCATTTTCAGCTTTCCTCAGTACAACTTTACTTTCTTCTGATACTTCTAGTTTCTGTGCATTATAAATTAAAGCATTACGACTTTTTCTAACTTCATCAAACATAGGAGTTAAGAAGTCAGAAGGTAATCCATACAAACCTTTATTTTTTAAATAGTCAATTTGGAATTTATCTAATGCTACTTTAGTTTCAATTGTTCCTGAAATCCGATTATCTGCTAGGTATTTCTGTGCATCCATACCAAAGGTTTCACCAGCAGTAACAGCTGTAGCTTTTAAATGTGCATAATCCCATGCTTGGTTAAAGCTTCTAATATGAGAAACACTCTTAGGGAAAGCACCGTTAAAAGCTGCTATCTCTGCTTGTGTTTCAATTTGATCACCTTGTGCTTCTAGTAATTCTTCAGATGCTTGATATTTTAATCTATCTGGTAGTGGTGTACCATTAGCCATATAGTGTAGGTAAGCAGCGTCTACTGTTGCTGCAATATCTTTCCTTCTTTTCTGTACTAAACTTGTAGCTAGTGTTTCACTGAACTTAGCATACTTTTCAAGGTCAAGTGTTTTCTGTTCATTACGTTGTTTAGCAGCATCTTTATTTCTTCTAAGTGTTGATGTATTTAAATCTAAAGCTTGCTTTCTAATGTTATACACATCATCTTCAATAAAGATGTCTTTCCTGTTCTGCTCTTCTCTGTTTAACTTATTGCGTAAATCGGTTTCAGCTTGTTGACTTCTTTGCTCAATTGATCTGAGTTGATCTTCTAAGCCACGTATGACTTGATCATCTCTTTGTTGCATTTTTTCAAGAGCCTGATATCCAGGATCTCTTTGCTGAAAACCTCTCCGTTGGGCGTACCCTTGGAATGTTTGTTTTGCCATTTGGTTTTAAAAGTTGTTCAACGATTTGTTCCATCTCTGTTTTTAGCTGTACCTGTATAATTAGCTGACCATGCTCCTACAGCTTGAGAAGCAGCATTTGCAAATACACTACCCCATGAAGGTACTTGTATTGTTGATTGACCTCTTATTGGAGTTGGTCCAAAGTCAAAGTCTTGCAACTCTCTTGGGTATTCATAGTCAGTTAGTGGCTGTGCTATTGGTGCTAATGGTTTAGGTGCAGCAATAGGTTTAAGCATCCTTCTAGCATTAGCTATATTATCAGCATCTTCATGTTGTAAGCTTATATTTCTTAAGTTAGCACGAGTGCTTCTATTAGCACTAACTAAAGATTCTGTCATAATTGCTTGGTTTCTACCTAGCTCAGCCATTTGAGATTGTGCTGCCTTAGCTGCACTTCTACCTTGAATACCTGATGCAGCTAAAGTACCAGTTTCTACTAAATTTTGTATTATTGATGCTTCATTTTGAAAAGCATACTTCTGCTTCTCTTCTTGTAAAGCTTGCATTTCTTCATCTCTAGCAGCATCTGCTGACCTAGCATTTAAAGAAATAGCATCTTGGTATAACTCTTCTGATCTAGCATATTGACGATCTTGTAGTTCGTTTTGATGCTTCCAAATAGACAAAGCAAATTGATGTGCTTGCTGAGCATTTGCATCTTTAAATGCAGCAAACTTTCTATCATTACGTTTTGCTAAATCAATACTACGAATAGTCTCATCTCGCTTGGCAATAGTCAAGCTACGATTCATATCCCAGCCAGCTTGGTTATTAGCTAGCAGTGCATCTAAATATCTATCTTCTTCACGCTTTTGGTTCTTCCGATCCTTACGACCAAAAATACCTCCAAATATAGGTAAAGCTACTGATGCTATATTTAAAGCCGTACTGAATGGATCTGGTGATGGTGATATCGGTGTTCCTGTCATATCTAAACACTCCTCTTATAGAATCTCGGTGAATAATTTCCTTCCCACATCATCGAGTTTAAAGACACGGGGAACGGTGAGTCATTAAATACTCGTAGACTAAAGTTTTTACTTCGTTGATGTACTGGTAAAGTAAATACTGTTGACTCATCTAACGGTACGTCATCAGCTAAGTAAGTGTTAGCTGAAGTTATAGGTGATAGTTGATACCATTCATCTAAGTATATAACTAGTTTATCACCATTTGCAGGTTGTTTATTTGATTGAAAGTTAATTTCAGTATCACTTACAAATGTATAATCAGTAGTTAAAGTTTTAAGTACATTATTGACTTTTACTTTAACTTGATTTCTATCTATATAAGGTAAATCAGAAGACATCCAGTTAAAGTTAGTCCGTGTACCATCGCCTGTGTAAGTTTTACTTGCAGCTAATCGACCTATAGCTTTAAGTTTAAAACCTAATACTCCAGATAAACCCACGTCAAATTTTAGTCTTGAAATTGTAAGGTTAGCTGTGAAATCTTTTTGTCTACCATCCTCATCTAATGCATAGTAAAGTTGAGGTAAAGTTACATCAAAGTCATAAGCCCAACCTACATAAACATTACTAGCTATACCAGAAAAATCATTACCTGGAACAAGAAAGTAAGTACCATGTGAATCACTAGCTACTTCAGGAGTAACAGTAAATCCAGAGTTATTAAATGTACCAGCAGCAGTTGTACCACCAACTACAACAACTGGTTTTTTATTAATAGGTGATACAGCTAAATTAGCATATTGAATATAGCATTTAGATTGATCAGTTACTGGGTCATATGTAACAGTTCTTAGATTACCACCTGTTAAACCATTACTAGCTGTTGTATATAGATCAAGACAAGGGTTGACTTTTTGCCCTGAGTTACTAATAATAACAGAAGCTTCTGGACTCATAGTCAAGTTAGCACTAGATATGGTATATTGACTACCTTGTTTTGTAACAACAAACATATCATCTTCATCAACTGCCATTGTCTGTACTAAACCTGGTAATTTCCATTTAAACCAAGCTTCCATTAATAAATCTTCTCCATCAGAATATGTCCTATAGAAAAAGACTTCATCACTAGACTGACTAGACATAGCAATAAACTCATTCTGAATACTAGCTACAAGAGTATCAACATCTATGGTTATCCATTCGTTAACAACTCTTCCTATATCTAAGATAGCAGGGTTCTCTTGTAAACCTCTAGTTTGGAATGAGAATACTCTAGTATAATTAGGAGTCTTACTGATGAAATGCATGTGAGTACCTATATCAATAGGATCTACATTAGCATCCATTTCCATACTAGAGATGGGACGTATTTTAGTAGCTGAAGGAGTCATAGGACCACTTTCAGAATACATTAAAAACTGTTGACTCTTACTAAATAATACTAAACCTTGAGTAGTAGGTTGAACAGCATGTAGTATAGCTGGTTTAATAGAAGTTGCAGATATATCAATAGGATCATCAGGAGTTTGAACTCTAGCTGATCTATGATAAAAGTTAAATGGATCTCCTGCTCTACTCATGCTAATATTATCTTCGGTTAAAAACCCTAATCTATTTGCATGGAAGAACGCTTGCTGTATAGTCTTACCAACAATTGTAGGATGTGAATTAGTTATATTATCACCAACATTACGCTCAGTATAAGACTCAGGACCAAAAGTAAATGTATTAGTAGCAGTACATAGCAATACATGAGGCATAGTAGAGTTTACTAAACCTGGTGAAGCAGTTGGTCCTATAGTTTCTTTCCAATATCCAAAATCATTAACTCCATTATTAGCTACAAACTTAGCATAGTAGTTATCTTGATCATTTTCATGTGTGTTAATAATTTCAACTACATGATCATGGAATGAATGAGGTGGTAATAGTGAAGCATTTTCTGCCCAATCTTGGAAAACAACTATACCTTTATTATCTTTACCACCTTTAGCTGTAAGTGTAAATGTTGTACGAGTGCCACTGATTACACGATCTAATTGAAGTGAGGTTCCATATTTAGTAACCGTTAATCCACTAATATTTTTACTGTCAATATCTGTTTTTAATCCATCTAATACTTCATCGTATCCGTCAGAAGCTTGTGATGTATATGTTGCTAATTGACCATCCACAGTAGCTGTAAACGTCTCATTTCCCATTTGGGCATCTGTGCCTAGAAGTAAAAGAGTACCTCTTGTCTGGGCTACAAACGTAGGATCAGGTTGTGTTGTAACTACGACTGTATTATTGGTGATAATTGTTTTATCATGTACAGTAAGAATATCGTAGTTTGTTTTTGCTCCTGTTAAATAAGTATGTGCTCCCAGTGCTGAACTAGTAGTTGTATCTGTAATAGTACAAGCGACACCAGTAACAGCATTCCATATTTTAATAGTACCATTTGTACTATCTTTAGGTGTTACACATCCTACATACCTATCACCATCTCCTCTATTAATATAGAACCACTTGGCTCCATCTAGTTGATTACTATAAGCAGTACCACTTAAGTTCTTTAAAACTGATATAAATTTAAAGCCTGGCCTTTTAGCTAAGCCAGTAGTTATATCAGGTAGCCCATTGATACACTCTTTAACTTGTCCTGGTTTCTTTTTACTATCTGGTTGTTTTGATACACCACCTAGATAGTCTCCTATCCTTTGTGTTACAGCTGTCATTATCTCATAAGTGCGTGGTAGGGTTCATAGCTGACATATGGATCTGAGCCGTCTGGTTTACCAAAGAATGAATGATCACCTTGATTACATTCATACTCTATAGCCACTGCTCTTGTGTATGCCTCTTTCTGTTGGGCCATCTCATATTGAGTCTTGTCTCCAACAATTCGACTAGAGGTAATGGTGGCTGCTCTAGCTGTTATATAGTCTTGTATAGGACGGGGTATATCTACCCAATCAAATAACCAAAGTATATCACATTGTACTGTTCCATCTTTCCATTCATATGTATGATGTTCTTTGTCATATAATTTTCCGTTTCTTCTGATAACTTGTTTATCATTTGCATTAGATCGACTAAGATCTATCTGTAATATATTATTAGGTATGACAATCTCATAGGTTGTAGTGTCAGGTACCATATCATAATGAGGCTCTTTGTTAAAAGACCAGCCTTCACTTTGAATTTCTCTACTAACTTCTAAAAGTGTTTGATAAGCAATCGCAACGTCTGGGTTGGTTTCATCCAAAGTGGTGACTGGAGCCTGACCACAAGCCATCAGTATTTGATTTATTGCAGGTAGTTCTGTTGCAGCATTAGTGGTAGGAAAAGCCATAGGTATAAATATTTGTGAATAAAAAAAAGGGAGCCATAAAGACTCCCCTTATATATGCATCTTAGAATGCAGCTGGTTTTGTAGCTGTACCAGCAAAAAGCTCTACGCAAGCAGCGGGGTTAACATAATCTGCTCCCATTGCTAAGCGTCCAAGGATCACGTCACCCTGATAAATCACGGAAACATCACCTTTTGTTACTTGTACTTGAGGACCGATAGCTTCGACGATACCAGCAGCTTCACGCTGTCCTATGATACCACAAGAATTATTAAAGTTACCAGCGGGTGTTGGGCTAGTAGTAGTGCCGTCAGCATTTCTACCACCTTGACCATAGTCATTATTAATTCCAGAATCTGTATCTAAAGCAGATTCAATGTCTTCACTTACGAAGTCTCCTGAATTACCTGGATCGGTAACACCTGGATTTGTAGCTGAACCAGTTCCATATTTAGTACCATATGAATCAAAGAATGGAATATTCATTGACTTATAGATTTTGATACCAGCAATTTCTACGATTCCGTTACCCTTCTGACGAGAAGTACCTTGCTCGTCTCTGTTAACAAGTCCGTTTTCACCAACTTGTTGTATTAATTCGTAATACTGTCTTGGGTTCAAGACACCAAACCTGCCGTCAGTACTTACTCCTTTTTCATCCATAGCTGCTGCAGCGTCATAGAACGCATTCACAAGACCAGTTGCTGAATAAGCATCAGATGCGTTTGTAGTTGTACCTACACGAATCTGTGTTCCACCTGGCTCTTTGAAGTTAGTCTTACTAACAGGTGATTCGGCTCTAGCTCCACGAATGATTGAACGGAAAGTTAAACGGTCATACTTTTGAGCAAGAGCGTATCCAATCTTTCTAGATACCTCTGATCTCAAATCGTAATGAGCAAGTGTCTCATCTAGCTCATACAAAAATGCTGAACTGATAAGTAGATCATCAACTGTGATGGTCTTCTCAGCTACTGGAGGTGCTCCATCGGAGTTACCTAGTATGCTGTTACCTGGAGTATGGTACTCGGCTTTGGTACGACCTGTGTAGATGAACTGTAAACTCTTACCATTTTTAAGAGTTCTCTTCATAACAAGATCTCTAGCTATAGCATTATGCTGGAAGCCTTTGAACATCTCGCCTGAAAATAATTTTAAATAGAGTGCTCGTCTATCACTAGTCGCTCCATTATTAGCACCAGGAATAGTTACACTAGCCTGATGTGCTGTTGACTGTTGTGCCATTTGTCTTAATTTTTAAAAAGATATATACGTCTTCAGCTGAAATTTTTTTGATCATTTTGTTGTGGTCTTTCCCACCGTCTAGACGGCTAAAGGGTATCCTCCTTAGAG